CTACGATATCGTCGACGTTGAATGGGATGAAGCAATTACAGAGGATGAGGAACCAGAGAGTGAAGAAGGTGGTGAAGACGATCTCGCGCTTGACGGTGAGGAAGATGCTGGTGATAATGAACTGGACCTTGATGGCGAAGAAGGTGGTGAACTTGGTAGTGAAGATGAGACATCTCCAGATATGCAGCAAAGCACAGTTCAGTTATTGCAACAGGTGATCGACCTACTAAAATCTGAAACTGGCGTTCGTACTGCGAATGCTGATGTTGCAAAAGCAAAAGCTGAAACCGAGTTACAAGACATTGAAACTCAAAAACAAGATGCGGAGATCAGTCGCGAGCAAGAAGTTGCAGACATGGAAGAATTTGAAGAAGAAGAAAAAGAGCGCAAGAAAAATGAACGACTTGTTCAACGCTTGGCTAAATATCGTACATCAAAAGGACACGCACAGTGAAACTAACATCTATCATCGCACTCAATGAAAGCGCTTACTCCAAACTTGCCGAATGGGAAACCGCTGCTAAAAAACTTGGCTACACTGTTACAAAAGATAACAAGACTGGTACGTACCACGCTTGGGATAAAACGTCTCACAAAGGTCGTTTCAATGCTCCAACTAGCAAAGGCTCGTTGACAGAAGGTATACTCAACAAAATTGCTGGTAAAGTAATGGGACAAGCACTAACGCACAAATATAAAGTTGGTGACGACGTGTCGTACGAAATGGATCCGCCACAAGAAGGTGGCCGAGGCAAAGGTAAAATCACAAGCGTCTCAAAAGCAGGCGATCATTACACTGTGAATGGCAAGTTCGTGAATCACTTCGAAATCAAAAAGAAGCACGCAAGCGTCAAAGAAAGTAAAAACAGCACTGCTTACGCTGCCGGGTACGATGCATTTCTCGCTGATGTTGTTAAAAATCCACACCCAGCTGGTAGTGACGACAATCGCGAATGGAACTTGGGTTGGGAAGCTGCACAATCGCGTTCAGCAGTATCTGAATCATTCAATGAACCAACTGTGGTGGAAGGTCTTAGTGATACAATCAAGCGTAGTGTTAAAAAGCTGACCGCACCAGTTAAGGATCCAATCTTGGATCAGATGAAAAGCATTGCTGACACTGCTAATAAACGAGCACGCGCAGCGCAGAATGTAAAATATGCGTCTAAAGCAGTTAACGAAGCATACACCGGTCACTTCAATGATGATGACTGGTATGAAGTCGATCCAAAAACTAACACGGTACTTCGTCACGCTGGTGGCCACGCGGACTATCGTCCAACAATGCTCGGTCAACCGATTAAGCTGCCAAACGGTAATGTACTAATGCGTGGGATGTGCGCAAAAGATTTACGAGGTGTAACAGAAGCAGCTTCTCCGTTCAGAAAAGGTGATACTGTTACTATTACTGCTGATAGTAAGTACAAGGGTGAGAAATGTAAAGTCCTAAGTGTTGACCGTGGGTTTGAAATGTTGGAAGTTACAATGATTAAATTCCCAGGTTCTCATATCAGATCCGACTGGAGAAATTTCAGTAAAGCTGTCAACGAACAATCAACATCGCCTGAGTACAAATCTATCAAATACAAGCAGTACACTGTACGCCAAGAAGGCCCAAAACAATGGGCCATCGTGGGCGCAACTGTTAATCGTTTTGGTACACTACTAGCTGCTAAAAACTACATTGATAAGAGGTTGTAGAGTGGGCAAATTCTTGGATTATCTATGTGAAGCTGCTGAACAACCACGGCTAGAACTACCTGCTATTGAAGTAGGAGACGAAATCCGAATTGGAAAATTCAAGAATCGTAAAGCAACTGTGACAGGATTTGGTAAAGACACACACGGCCAGCCAATCCTGTATACCACAAAAGGAAATCAATCTCTATTTAAACCTCGTCTTGCTAAACTAATGAAAGATGGTGTCGAAGAGGATGCAATGCCTAGGGTAATCATAGACAAGGGGTGGTGAGTAGTTGCCCCCTTTTTACCAAACATAGATAAGGGAGCATTAGTTCCCTTTACCTATTTTGATACCACGCAACTCTCATCCTGAATGGGCCATCGAGCTCGAATCGAAAACTAACGTCTATGGCAAGCGAATGTACAAAGTTGCAGACGACTTGTGGTACCCAAGTGTAACGACTGTTATCGGACAAGCCGATCCAGAAAAACAAGAAGCACTAAACGCTTGGCGCAAGAACATTGGCTTCGATAAAGCAGCAGCTAAAACAAAAGCTGCAACCGATCGTGGTACGGGTGTACACAATCCACTTGACGATTGGCTCAATGATCAAACTAAAACATTGGCAGAAGATTCCCCTAAAGAGATTGCAGTTCCGTACAGACAGATTAAAAAACAATTGGTCACCAACCTAACGGAAATATGGGTCAATGAGCAGTGCTTGGTATCCCACGAACTTAAAACAGCTGGTCGTGTAGACTTGATTGGTGTGTGGAAGGGTAAACCTGCTATCATCGATTTCAAGACTGCAAGCAAGAAGAAAACAGAAGACTACATCAAGGACTATTTTCTACAAGAAACGACGTACGCCCTGATGTTTTATGAAATGACCGGCATCCTTATTGAGAACATTGTAACAATCATCGGGAACGAGACGCTTTTTAAACCTCAAGTATTTGAAAAGTCGATTTATCCGTATGTTGGACAAGTAAATAAAGTCTTCACAGATTATCACACATCAAAATTAAAAAAATGACCCAAGTTCACTCCCCATTTTTCATTATCCACGAAGCTGTATCACCAATGCAGTGTGAGCAAATCGCCGACAGTGCTGAGTTCATATCACTTGATGTAAACAAATCTGGTCAGCCAGTAATGACAATCAAGCACACTGAGTTGGCTCATGAGATGGTTGCTGGTGCAATTGCTGCAAATAGAGAATCGATAGAAGAGCACTACCAAGGAAAAATCACCAATCTGGAGCCAACTCGTGTCCAATGGGCGGATAGTACTGTCAACCCTGTTGCAACTTGCGACAATTCGACTCGAATTAAAGACAAGTGGTTGCGGGTACATAATAGAGACTTGACAGCACTTGTGTTTTTGAGTGATTATAATGATAAGCCACCGTTTGATACTGAGTTTGAAGTGTACGGTGGCAAGTTTGAGTTACCATCCCACGGATTTGGATTCAATCCAGTGCGCGGAACGATGATCATCTATCCGAGCGATCCACATTTTACGCACGTATTTTCGAAAATTGGAATGGGTGAGTTGTTCATATCAAAGACATTTATTCAACTCGAATCTCCGTTGATATATTCACCGAAGAACTTTCCGGGTACATGGACACAATGGTTAGAGCAAGTTATATAAAAAGGAATTATTATGGCAGTAGAAGGATTTGATTTCGTCCCTCCATCTAGTGATGTCGAGCGAAAACAGTTGAAAATTATGATAGAGGAAGCTTGCGGTTGCTTAATACGAGCAGATGGTGAAAAGGACCACAAGAAAGAGATCATTGCAGCAATTCGTGAACAATTCAAGATTGACGCATCTATTTTGAATAAGGTAATTGCAATGCGTCACAAGCAATCATTCGGTACTGCTAATGCAAAGCTAGAAGCTACGAATGAGTTGTATACGACGTTATACGGTGATCAATCTGGTGATGCAGAGGATAAGTCGTGAACGTATTTCACCTCCGTCAAGGCGCGACTCTGCAAAATGTAAACTCGCAGTTGATCCGACTTGCACCGGTTGGGTCAAACATCTGCATCGTGGAAGCTGTTGGTGATCCAATTGATGAGCAGTTGGCGATTGAAGTTGCCAACTTACTTGCAACTAGCAGATCATCAATAATAGTTGAGCAGAAGGTAATGGGTTATCAAATCGGCACCCTACCAGACTTTCGTAATAAGCCGTACAAACTTTACTTTATAGGGTAACCAAATGGAACCAGAACTACGTCAACAATATAGTGCTATGATTAATAATGTTGTCACAGACAGCACGGAGCAAGCAAAAGCTGTTCTATCGAGCATTCTTGCCGCAAAGATGGCATCGAAGTTGAGTGCACACAATGAGCAAATTATGACATTGAATCGCACTTCGATGGATACTGCAACAGCAAAAGCAGCGGCAACTGATACTTCCGTTAAATAAGGAAACCAACCTATGCTAATATCAGTCTCAGGATCGCAAGGTGCTGGCAAGTCGAGCATTCTTGCGGAACTTTCCAAAATAGGATATCAAGTCATCGCCCGCAAGACGTCGCGATCCATTTTGGCTGACTGGGGGTATACTCTTGATGAAGTGAATGAGAATAACGCACTCACTTGCAAGTTCCAAGATGAAATTTTGAAGCGAAAGTTGGCAGATGATCAATTTATCCTTGCGACTACTCCTAGTGGCGCTAAGCAAGTTATCTTTACAGAAAGAAGCTTTTCTGATTTGTGGACCTATGCTTTAGTAGCAATGGGGCATAACAATTCATACAGTGACTGGTTGGATGAGTATTACCGCAAGTGTATGGCTGCGCAACAGATTTACGACAAGGTATATTACCTCCGTGCCGGACACTTCAAACCTGAACACGACGGCACGCGTGGTAGCAATCGTCATTATAGTCGAATGGTTGATTTGACGATGATTGATTATTTTAGCCAAATGACGCAACCCACAAAGCAGTGTGTAATCGATACACCAAATTTTGACGATCGTATGGCAATCTTAACTTCACACAATCCATTATGGCTACCGGATTGATTGATAGAGGTACGTACTACGAGATTGAGGATTGTAAACCAATCGCCACGCTCGATGTAGATGGGAATGTAACTGGTATGTTTTACTGCCCATACATTCCCAAATGGTTAGTTGATGTTGAGAACAAAGACGAAAGCATAAATAATTAAAGAATGGTTGTAGCAAGAGTTATCTTGCACGTTTCATTTCAGTAAAGCTGGCAACAAGGGGGTTCAAATCCGCCCGCCTCACATTTTCTTATAAATACAAGTAGGAGGCAGATATGCACTATTACTTGTATGAGATTAAGAACCTAGTCAATGGTAAAATATATGTGGGTGTCCACAAAACCGCTGATATTGATGATGGTTACATGGGAAGCGGAAAGGTTATCAAGGCAGCCATTGCAAAATATAGTCTTGAAAATTTTACCAAAACTATATTAGAAAAATTTGAAGATGCAGAGCAGATGTTTGCTCGAGAAGCAGAAGTTGTAAATGAGCAGTTTTTGGCCCGCGATGATGTGTATAACTTGCGCCGCGGTGGTACAGGTGGTTTTGATTATATTAACAGCATGCCAACCACAGTGGAATCGCGTGTACGAGGCGGTAAAGCGGCAATTGCTGCTCAAAAACAGCGAAGTATGTGGATTTATAGTGCTAGTTATGTATCATTATTTACCAACCCTGAAATACAAGCATTGGGTCGAGTGGCCGCATTGACAACAGAAGCTAGAGCTAATAGAATTGCCAGTTTTCAAGCATCAGCTCACGCTCAAGGATCTAAAAATTCTCAATATGGAACGATGTGGATAACAAATGGTATAAATAATATAAAGATTAGTAAAGACTCGACTGTGCCAGAAGGTTGGCGCAAAGGACGGGTCGTAAAAAATTCTGTTTGAAGTTGTATCAAAAGGTGTGCAAGAAGGGGTTTCGAAACCCCCGGGTCCACCATAAACAGTTTGGGTCATATGTTGTAAGTCCATAGTGCATTCGTATACAAGACTGTTTTTGATGGGCCCGACGTGGAGATTGCCTGCGCAATGAGTAGATACGATTAGGAATCGAGATGCAGTCCTCGTAAAACCAGCGAAAAACTAAACGCAGCTAACGCTTCGAACTCTGATCGCTTCCTTTTGGTAGCGTGATGATGAGGTCACGGTGACCTTATCTCCCAATAACCGCTAAATTAGGGCCCGCAAGGGCCCTTTTTTGTTCCCTAAAATACCCGCATTTTTTGCAGTCTAAATAACACCGAACACTGCAGACTGCTGCACAAAGGTTTTTCACATGATTAAGTATAACGCAACCCCTATCG